TTTATGATGGGCCTGCCCGGTGAGACGGAAGAATCAATTAAGCGCACATCCGATTTTATCATTTCGCTGGGATTGGACGATATGAACATGGCCAAATTCACGCCTTTCCCCGGCGCGCCGTTGTGGGGCACAATAAAAGACGAAGGCGCTTTCAATGAAGACTGGCGACTGATGAACTGCCTGAATTTTGTTTTTGTGCCCAAAGGGATTGCTTCCAAGGAAAGACTCGATCAACTATACAACGAGCATGTAAAGCGTTTTTATTCCGATAAAGTATGGCGCGAAAAATTTCGCAAACGCATTTGGCAGCATCGTAAAAGCCTTATGTATTTACTACGACACCTACCGGCGTTCTGGTCGGCAAAGAACCAATTCGAACCCAAACAAAGTTAAAATATCATTGGGGTATAAAGATAATCAAATTATTGCTATTTATAACGCATTGTGAAACATTCTTCGAACGTATCTTTCTTATGATTGACAGCGCTTTGAAAGAATGTTAAATCGCGACAAATTCTTCAAAATGGCTGCCCCTGTAGCTCAGCAGGATAGAGCAACGGATTCCTAATCCGTGGGCCGCGTGTTCGACTCACGCCAGGGGCACCAACTAAAATCCAGTAATTAGCCAACCGTATTACAGCCAAAATCAGCGACTGTAACTAAAATGTAACTACAACGTGTTGAGATATATCTCTTGTCTTTGGGCCACCATCTTCAAATCGTTTTCTGTCAGGCGAAAGCTAATCGGCGACACGTAAAAAGCTAATCGGCGACAAAGAACATAATCGGAGACAAAATAATATCACAGAACGCAGAGCGCACGAATCCTGCCCGATTTTGAGTAATTTTTAAAAACTCACGACCGGCCAGGTCATAATGCAGGATCAAACGATAAAAATGATCCTTATATATAATTCCTGGTTTGACTCGATCATGCCGGTGAAAATCACCACATCGATCGATGTCAACCAGGCTGATAATTCATTATAAGAAGCTCATTAACACTCTTCTTCTTGTTTGCTCCGCCAGCAGAATAAGTCGTCGCAACAACTTCAATTCGAAAACCTTTATATAACTTTCGGATCTCCGGAGTATCATTAATGGACATTATAAATTTGCCCTTGATTCCGTTCAATATATCCTTCAACTTTTGAAAATCAGCGCGGGAAAAGATTCCTTTGCCGTAATAATGTTCACATCCATAATACGGCGGGTCGCAATAAAAGAATGTATCAGGCTTATCGAATCTCTCAATAATGACATCAAAAGGTCTATTCTCTACATATACTCGCGACAAACGCAGGTGAACAGCAGACAACTCTTCCTCTATGCGTAATAGATTGAAACGCGGTTTCGATGATGTTGCTATTGAAAAAGACGGCTTTTCAATCCGTGCTGCATAACCTGTCTTTAAGAGAAAATAGAAGCGAACGGCCTTCTGGATATCCGTCAGTGTTTCCGGATTTTCCAGTTTGAAACGATCAAATTCATCGCGGGCCACGAGGATCCACTTTAAATAGCGGATGAACTCTTCGAGATGATGTTTTATTACCCGGTAAAGAGTTACCAGATCAGTATTGATGTCGTTAATAATTTCCACTTCTGATTCTTCCTTCCTGAACAGCATCCATGCCGCGCCAGCGAACACTTCACAATAACAATTATGCTCAGGTATCTTTGTAATGATCTTTTTCGTTAATAACGATTTTCCGCCCATATATGCCAGAAAACTATTCATGCGATCCTCTCTTTCATCATTGAAATTACGGATGCACCCTGCTATAAACTCACCTTCACGGTCTGGTGGATGGTAGCGGGTTAACCCGTCTTGCGCTGTAATCGCATGGTTTTGGGAACGGCAATTCCCGAAAATACTGTCCGCCTTTCTTTTATTTATGACGCGTTTTCAATTCCTGTAATCTCAATCCAGTCAATTTGTTTTTCACTTCCACTTCCCAAATGATAAATGAGTTTTAATACTTCCACGATAAAACCATTCATGGCATCCAGCGGATGCGTGAGATCAATATTATTTCCAACATTGATGTCCATATTATCAAGGAAAACCCCGAATGTCGGCATCTTCCGGGATCGTTTATGCCAGCCGATTAAAAAGTTGCCGACATCCTGCGCCATCGCGTCAAGGTTAACAGCATCGAAGCAAAACAGATCGGCTGATCCCGTCCATTCCTGCATCCCATAGAGGGCAACGGATGCCGCATCAGTAAACTGCAATGCGGAATTATAAGAGGCAGGATCTGACGCGCTTTTCGTTATATCCAGATCGTAATAAATATAAAAAAGGTTGATAATTTCAGCGACCGGACTTCTTTGAACAGAGAGCGAATCTGTTTTAATCTCATTTTTGATAACAGAATTAATGCTGGATTGTCCACACTGCCGAATAAATAATTTAGCGATTCCCGCACCGGTAACAACAAAACGGGATCGGCACTGCAAAGCCAGCCGCATAAACAGATCAGTCGCCTGAATGGGTGAATTGATCAGCTTGGCAAATTTATAAGTATTGGCCGCGTAGAATGCCCCAGCAGCCGCAAAAGAAACAGGATCGATGTCAGTTAAGGGAGCGCCCAATAAAACCGTCCAGATGTGTTTAAACACGGCATCAGGCCGTTCGATCAGGGCATTCGGCGTGCCGGTGTAAGTGCCATTGGCATCATCCTTATAACCCTGAACATTTGCTGTAATCAACTGGCCGACACGAACATCTGCCACCGAATTGCCGCTCAATGTTATCGCGCCGCTGCGGGTTACTGTGCCGGATTTTGATGCCGCGCCCGTTTTAGTTACCGCGCCTGTCTTGGAGGCCGATCCGCTTTTAGCAACTCCGGTGGCAGGGCTGGCTTGTGTTGCTGAAGTTGAATATTTTACGAGAACAGATACTTCGTAACATAGATTATTTGAGCCATTACCGGAAGTCAGTCTCACGGCTCCGTTCGTAGCTGCTAATGCTGCCCAACTCTGCAATGATGAATCTAAATTCTGCCATCCGCTGTTATATGTCGTCTTAACGTTTCCGGAATTTGCTGATAAAGAAGCTCCCGCAAAGTAAAATGTAATTTGATCGTAACAATTCACTGTCATCTGAAGAAGTACGGCTGTTGGAACGCCATCTGGAGAAGGAGGAGAAGCATTGACTAAAGTCGTAGTGTTTCCTTGAATAGGATTAGAAGCGGTATTTGAATCTCCATCGATACAATATTGTGGGTTATGTCCGGAGTAAGGACTATCTGTTGCCGATGTAAAAGTCCAAGCAACACTTCCGGATACATTTGATAGATGTGAATGGCTTCCAGTGCTCACGGCAATCGTATCGGAAACCGATATCCCATCATTTACGGCAATCGTGTCCACCACGGCGGTGGCATCATTAATGGTCAAACCATCATTTATTAACAGATCGATGGCCATCTGTCTTGTTAAGCGCGATGGCACCGTGAACACAGCCGTGCCTTCATAACCGGCTAATTGATTGCCGGGTTGCCCGGTGTAGATCGTACAAATTGCGGTAATCCTGAGACCGTCGCAATATATGTCACTGATACTATTGACCGGATGCGCGGCGATCAAATAAACAAATACAGCCAATTCTTCCCAAACGGCAGCGCCTTGACTATGCGTAGAGGCTGTGGTGCTGTTATAACCGCGTGTGCAGCCGGTAAGAACTGTCCCGGTATTTCCGGTATATGAAATTTCTTCAGTATCGCAACCGACCACACCGCTTGCCGGAAAATAAGAAGCATCGGATAATTCAATGGTGGTCTGAGAGGCGTCAATATCATCCACAAGATTATTGACATCCCCGCACACAATCGCATTGCATGGAACGCTTTTTATATTGCCGTAAATGATGTTGGCCATCTTCCCGTATTCGTCAGGATCGGCATCCGGATAATTATCGGCATAAATGATTTTATCCGATCCTATTTTTTTGTTATTGTATTTTTCAAAGATGCCCCTGATCACAAGAGTGCATGTGTACTCATCATACTTAATCGGAGAGACAATGATGCCTTTAAAAACTAATTGCTTTTCACTATATTGAAGAGGGGCAAACCACTGATAAAGATACACCGTCACGTTTTCGGGCGGATCGCTGGGCGAAAAATTATCTGAAAAACGCGGATTATTTGTATTGACAATCGTCAGCTGCAGATCGGCGGTTTCAATGGTTCCCAAAATCCCGTTTCCCGGAGTCTGAACAATATTGGTATCGATAAAACCCCACGTTTTTATCAAACCCAAATGAGCCGGACCGCCTGCAGGCGTAATGTCTCTATCCGAAGCATATACCGGCACGTCAAAACCGAAAGTAACCAGATTAATGGGTTTGGGTCCCTGATCGCGTTTCTTTCTCTCGACATTAAAATTATACGTGCCGTCGAGCACAAGTTTCTTCGGTTTAAGATTCTGCGACGGCCTTTTGGTTACAGGCCGTCGTGTATTAACGGGTTGCCGCATTAAATTATCCTTTTACAGTTCTCTAAAAACTATCCCGAATGCCCAGTTTGTCAAGGTTGCCGACGCCACAGGGAAAAAGAGGCTGAAGCAACTCGCGATTCCGGGCGGAAGAACAATTTTTTCTTCCGGATTCGGAACCCAAAGCCAGCCGTTGAGAACATTGAAAGCGTCCTCCCATATTACTGTTTTGGCTCCGGCTCCCTCTGCAGAGGCATTGATGCCGCATTTTCCAGCCGCGATTGCTCCGCCGATTCCGGCGATTCCTGAAGACGGATCGGTGAATTTTGTTTTGGCCGGTGTTGCTGTCACGACGGTCGGAAAAGCCGTTACTTGAGTTACCAATTGAACGCGCTGCTGCGCGCTCGTGTTATTCGCGCTCTGCGCCACCCACGCGCGAAGAATTTCAAAGCCTATTGTCGCGCTAGGCATAAGGCTTGCCAGTGTCACCGCCTGATTTGCCAGTGTGATTCCGCCTGCCGATATTACATATTCTCTGGACATTTTCTTTTCCTCCGGATTTATTTTTTAAGCTTTTAATGTAGCCAGGACGGCTTCTATTTTTGCCGTTGACTGAGCCTGCGCGTCAGCTGCTGCAATCTGCCCATTGAATAATGCCAGCACCAGTTGGTTCATATCGCCGACATGCTGCTGCAGTAATTTATATAATGCCATTTCGTTCATCTTAAATTTCCTCCCTTAATTGAATTGTTCCCGAATACAGCCAGCCGTTGGCATTTTCACCTTCAGCCTGTAGAGGGTTTTTTGTATCCAGCAGACGGACGGTATGATTTATGCCGTTTTCATCAGTCATCGTGAATGTATTGAGAGGTCCGACTGCGATTGTTTTTAGCCAGTTTTCAAAATTAGTAAAATCCGTGGCCGGCAGCTTCTCATAAACAAGATTGAAAAGTTTTTCGGCTATGCCTTTATTGTAGGCATAAAGTTGTCCCCCATCTGTCATGCCAGTGGCGACGTTTACCTGTACCGGATCGGAAACAGGAAATTTTCGGCCTTTAGAAAAAGTAAAAGTATTAACTCCTAGTGTGAAAATGATATTGGCCATTTATTTTCCCTATTCTGTAGGGCGCGATCCCTGATCGCGCCGCTTGTATTATGAACTAAGTTTCCGCATTTCCGGCACGATATAATTACGGGTGATTGCGCGCCAATCAGTCGGAGTCTGCGGAGCTACGTTGGCCGGGATATGCAGGTGAATATCACCAAAAGTTATATTCCGGCTGCCGCCGTTATTTTGTGCCGCTGTAACGACCTTTTCTCCCTGATGCAATTGATACAAACCGGTGCGCGGCACATAATCCGTCCCGGACGCATATGAATTGAGAACCAGACCGGAATTGAGATTTAAGTTCGCGCTGGTGTCCGGGCTACTCGTACCAGAAGATGAACTTGAACTACTTAAGGAAGCGGAAAAAGTTATCTGCTGTGAGGCCAGCATATGAAGCTGCTGAATGCGATTAATGATGCTGTCCACAACACTGGATACATGATCCACTCCGGTCAGTTCTACCGTCTTCTGCATATTCTTGATCTGATCGGATAAATCGGAAATGGTTTGTTTAAGTTTATCCATTTCATTCTGGGCATCCGTAAGAGATTGGAGCAAGACCTGCCCCCAGAGTTGATCCGTAGTAATTTGCTGTTGTTTCGCTTCCGCCAGAGATACTAAATCCTGCTGTTGTAATGCATAGGCGCGATTGAGATCTGAACTCGCGTCTTCGGCCACTTTTGCCGCAGACACGATATCCTGTTGTGCTTCTCCGCCGAATAAATCTTTAGCTCCGGCAACGCCAGTCTTAAATTGTTGCTGCAGGTCTACGACGCCCTGTTTATATTTCTCTAACGCATCATATTGGGCCTGCCCAGTTAGATTATTTGTAATATTCATGTACTGCTGATTTAGATCAGATCGCGCGGAATCATACTGTTGAGCGGCTGTCTGATTTTTATTTGTTCCATTGACTGTTGCCAATTGAGCCGCTGTTGATGTTTGATTATCCTTATATTGCTTCTGGAGCGCCGTTAAATCCGCCAGATGCTGTTTTTCATCTGCGGTATTTTTATCCATCATCGACTTTAGGGAATCATAATATTTCTGATAATCCGCAAGTCGCGATGTCAGATTTTTAATGTCATTTTGTGCAGTCTGAATTGATAGAACCGTCCGCTGCTGCATTAATGCGATTGCCTTATTGGCCGTTTGAGTATCCAACTCCTGCATTTTCTGCGCGGTATAAGCTGCATCCGATATCTTATCCCGATCCGCTTTGGAACGCGCGGCGGCTTCCAGATCGATTTCTGCTTTCATCCGTGTATAGTATTCGGCATTAAGCGCCTCTTGTTTCGCCAGTGAATCACTGGCAATTTTATATTCGTCATCACCGGCAGCTTTCCGAAGTTCGTCTATAACCTTAATATTGGCTGCCTGAGACGCGAAATAATCTTTATCCAGGGCCTTCATGGTTTCCAGATTAGCTTTTCTTTGGGCGACCTTTCCTAACTCCGTTTTCATATCAGCATCATCTTGCGCTTTTTTTGCCTGTGCCGCTGCCAGGTTAGTGGCCGCGATCTTTTTCTCTTCATCATCAATACCCATTAACTTATCAATATATGCTTCAATAGGGGCAAGATTAAAAGTACCCGAAAAAGCATTGGCCCATGTTGCTTCTATTGCCGCAATCGGCTCTGTAATGGCGGATATTCCTTTAACAACATATCCTGATGCCGTTATCAATAAATCGCCAAGTGCTTCTTTTGTTGCCTGTAGTTGCGCGCGATGCTGTTGAAGTTTTTCCGCTTCATTTTCCAGAACCGGCCCGATTTTTGCGCTTTGAACAGCGAAATTATCTACAGCCATACTGTATAAATTAATATCTGTCACACCTTCCGATAGTGCCTGATTAACAGTAGTCATTTGATCTTTGGTAATCAGACCATATTGTTTGAGCGTACGCGGCATATTGGTGCTGATGGCATTAACAATATTGTCAAAGACCATTCCAACATCTTCGCCGCTGGTTCTGGCAGCCAGACGTGCCATTTCTCCCATTTGTTCGATTTGATCTCCGGAGAAACCCAACATCATTGCCTTTGCAGATTTCTGCATAATCTCGCTATCGGAGACAGTACCATCGGTTGCCTTTTTCATGGCAGTAAGAATTGCATCGGCGCTCTCCCCTGATGTTTGGGCCAGCGTTCGGAAGGATGCCTCGGCCTGTGCCGCTTTTGCGCCCAGATCCATGTATTCCATCGCTTTTGATATTGCCATGTAAGCAGTAGCGGCTTTGGCGGCGCAATCAAGATAGGTGGATTTTAAACTCTCCATAGCTGATGTGGCTTTAGGCGCGGCGGTTGTGACTTTATTCATAGCATCTTCGGAATTCTGGCCGAATTGCTTCATTACTACAGAGCCGTCATCATTGACGGTTAATTGTACGCTTATTGTATTTTGATTAGACATTTTTTATTTCCACCAAATAAACCGGTCTGGGTTGTTTCCTTTCACTCTCTGCGAGAACATCTTCCAATCTGCCCAAATCTTCCCACTCCTCAACACTAAGATCATTTTTGCCGAATGGATATCCGGCCTTTTTCAGTGCGCGAATACGCAACATCTTATGGGTATATTCGCTTAAATCATAACTCCGTTTACATTCGCAGCGGGTGCAAACCGATTCCAGAATGTCGCCGAATTCGTTTGCGCATTTAGCCTGCTGAAACTCGCCGCAAAGTCCTTCGCGGATCGCATCAAGATCCGCTAGGTAGGGTCCTCCCCATCTTTTTCTTCAACCCCATCGACCACATTAAGTGCATTTTCAAATGCATGAATAGCCAGCATAGAAATAACGTCAGATGCTAATCTTTTAATAATATCCTTCCAATTTTCATCATAATTTGGGGATGTCGGATCAGAAGACAACGGTTTTTTATCTCCCTTAACAAAATCCCCATCAGCAATTCCGGTGATGATTTTTAATCCAAATTTCATACGGGTATTGCCTAAAATGGAGTCGACCTTACGACCATGACGGGATACCTGCGAATTTGAATATTCCATTCTTTCTTGTGGTGTCGGTGGTCTGAAAAACACAGTAAGATTTCCACCTCCAATATTGTCATCGAATGTCACTTTACACGGTTCATCTGATAATATTCTTGCCATAATAATTACTCCTTAAGTTTATTTGATGTTGGGCGCGATCCGTTGATCGCGCCGGTTGTCACCATATTCAGTTAATAGCCCTGCCTTTTATGCCGCATATGTGGTTTGTTTGTTCTTCACCCTCACGATAACGCTGCCGTAGGTACTGTCTTCCAGCACCTGCAGATCTCCGGTTTCTGCCAACCGCTTCCCATTCAAAGATATCGGCGATGTCAAAACACCGACTTTCGGGAAAATAATTTCAACCTGATAATTATTGGTGGCATCATAGAGAGCGCCTTGAGCCAGAATGTAAATGCCGAAGGTGTCATTATCGCTGATATGCTGCTGCAAAATGAAATCGCGGAATTGTTTATCGCATTTTATTTTTTGACTCCGGCCATCACGCAGTGCTCGGCCCGCATATGCCCCGCCAGCACCGGGAACAAACTCGACTTTTAAATTATTCTGGAACGTCCATTCCAAAGTTTTGATTTCCGACTGCACCGGTCTACCACCAACGAAGGCGGTTCCGTTCCAGGCGCCCCCCATAATCAATGACATTTGAGCGATTCTGAGAGGGTCTTCAACAATTCTGGCCGGGAATGTCATCCAGCCTGTTTCAGTCGCGATATAAATAATTTTATAGTTGATGGCCGTGGCCGGAACGGCTGGAGCTGTAATTGTAATAACTGCCGGTGATGCTCCGGATACGGCAGAATAAGCAACTTCCGTCCAGACGCCTGTTCCGAGTAAATCAGCTTTGATTTGCTGGATATTAGCCAACCTGGTTGGTGCATCGGCTCCATTTACACCATTTGCTGCCAGTGTTAATGATGTGGCATTCCCTGCCGCATTGACAATTTCAGAAACAATATTATCCGTCTTTTTGCCGGTGCCTTTAAGAGTGCCGACGATTTTACACCAGGTGCCTGCGGCAAATGTTGCGACCACCTGATCAACAAACATCGAGGCAAACCGTCTCTTTAAAACGGTCAATCCATATCTTTGCGCCGCCGTGAATGAAGGAACGGAACGGCTTATATCCACGTCTCCGCTAATCGGTGTAATGGTACTCTGATAACCAATGCCTGCGGCTGCGGAGGATACCTGTCCCAAAGCATATGCCAGCAAAAATGCAAAATGCTGGGGCTGGGCTTTATCAAAAGTAAGAGTTCCTTTGCTGAGAAGTCCGTCATCATATATGGTATCCGGCTCTTCATGCCCGGTCGCCTGGTCAGCATTATTTTCCCGTTGAGGTTCTATATCAAGAATATCGCTGAGGGAACACAATAGACACGTGTCCAGGGTTTGTTCTGTATTGATAGCCGTTTCTTTTGCATTTGCAGAAACAACCATTAAATTATTGGTCGCCATGAAACTTCGCATAATATTTATCCTCCTTTTACAATGGATATTTTATTGTTTATTCAGTGGCTGATGCAGCTGCCGTTTCTTCAGGAATCAATTCAAACTTGTCCGCATATTCAGGAGGAACGGTTTCATATATTTTCCCCTGCCTGAATTCTTTCCCGGCGTCGGGACCGTCAACTATCTGAAAATTTTCACTGCCTGCTTTTAATTTGTACCGAGTCATTTTTCCCTCCTTAGCGTCTTTTATATTTGGACTGTTTCAATCGCGCACAGCCGCATCTCCGCATAATGGCAGAGCACATTGCCGAACATGCGATTCTCGTTTATATCCAGTTGAATGCCGTCTACATTGTTCATCGGTCCCCATTGAGGCATCGTGGTTTGACATGTATCATTTAACGTATCATTATCGCGGAAAGCGGCCTCGACATCTTCCAGATGAAGATCAAAAATATTTCCTGTACCCTCGCTATCATTCAATCCTCTAAAAAACCGGATAACGAAGATATGCGCTTTTTCATATTCACCAAGCGTGATCTGATTTTTCGGGCATTTTTCGCGGGTGAACATGCAGCCGTTAATCCGATTATCGGTATCCTGAAAAAGAGCCAAAAATTTATTCCAATCCCTGCTGAAACGCTCATAATCATGCACCACGCCGATGTCCGGAACGCCGGAAAGAATAACCTTGATCTGTGCTTTTATATCTGCCAGTGGCATCAATTCACCGCCTTCACAATATCTGCAGGGATCATTTCCAGAATGCGGATGATCGCCTGTTCATTTTCCGAAAATCCTTTTTCAAACATCTTGACGCCTAACCGCGAACTCCTGGACATTATAGTGGCAATGGCCCAAGCAATCGATTTAGCCTCTTTCCCTTCCTTGCCCAGTTTCTTTTCCACCCAGAATTGAATAGGTTCGATAGGCGGAAAATGCGGGCCGGAACCCATTTCCACAGGCTCACCATACACACATGGCGTGCCCAGGATCCCCATGACTGATTGACCGTTTGTTTCAACCTTCTCAGAAATCGTATCGCGTAAATGAATCGGGCCAGCACCAACGGGTGTCAATGGTTTAATTACGCTTTCCAGTAGCAGCAAGGCCTCGGTGATCCGGCTGACACGTGCATCCTGAGAAGCCTCCGGATATTTCGCGGTCAGTGCTTTCAGAGCGTCTAATTTTACGATTGTTTTGACGTCCATTTTACTGCCTTTGTCATTGCGAGCCGCGTCTCACGCGGCGTGGCAATCTCTCTCATTATCTGAATTTGCGCGGATGCGTTAAAGCATCCGATCTCCAACTGGGCCGAGTATCCTGATCCCGCGTGACACTGGCCGGGACAACCTGGCCTTCCTGAATTCCCAGGTGATTAAAATATTGTTGCCGATAAGTTTTCGCCCTGGCCGCGTAATCCGATGATTTGCTCTTGTGATCCACGGAATCCGCCTTGATCGTACTATCCTGATCCTGTGAGTAATATGTGGCCAGCATGTCGCAGAATCCAGCCGCCCCCAGCATCTGCACGGCTTCTGCATCAGCGACCGGAATCGTGCATTGCGTGTCATCGCATAGATGCAGCGTGGTATAAGTAATTCGCAGGGTTTCAGTCGCAGCGGGTTGGTCTTCCAATAATCTGATTACCTTTCCGGCCGGTTTCAGATAAATCATCCAGGCATCATCTGTGAGAATATTGGAATTATCATAGAGATCATCCGTTATCGGATATTCTATTTTCTTAACAGTCGAAAATCCTTCTATCCATGATTCAAGCAGATTTAATGCATAATCATATCCGCCGTTGCCGGTCTCATCTTCAGCAATCTCCCGAATCCTGTCGAGAGAATAACGCTTAACCGCTTTGTTGATCGCCTGTATCTTTTCGGCTTCACCCAGCGGAAGATCTCCGCCGACTAGGCTACCGATCGCAGTGATGTAATCCTGTAGAGTTTTTGTTGGAACAATGACCCCCGGATTAACTATTTTATTTAATTGAATCCCCATTACGCCACCGTTTCCCTTACACTGGATGTATAATCTTTGGATGATTTAGCCCAAAACCAATAATCCCCGGATGCTAAATGAAAAGTATATAATCCGTTAGAATCCGTAAAACCTGACTCAATGCGATTTGTTCCTGCTTCATCGGTTGTTGCCCAAACTTCCGCGCCTTCTACCGGGCCGTCAGTGTCCGTGACTATGAACGGATGCGCGATATTTCCGTTTCCGGCTCCGAGGTTTCCTAGTGCCACCAGTATTTCGTTTTGTTTTTCAAGAGTAGCATCACCGCCGCCAGTTTCCGAAATAGCCTTGTCAATGTATCCAGCCTTTACATCCGTCCACACCGTCTTATCAAGTGCCGTTTCCGATTTAGCCACCGTGGAATTAAGCGCCATATCAACGGGAGGGGCAATTGTTTGTGCGTCTACCGGTTTTGTTCTCGAGCTGATATCAACATCCAAATGAGCCAGTTTCGTACTGTTGGAATCCATTTCCGTTCGTATTGCCACGACTGAAGGCGGTACGGTGTAGCCACTAGCCGCGAGCCTTGAAGTTATTGCAGCGTCGATCCGACCTAATTCTATAGTCAATTCTGTTCTGACAGCGGAGGCTATCGCGGATAATGTAAGATCACCCAACGATGGATCAACAGCCGCAATCTTATCTGTGATGGCCTTTAATACCTGTTCGCCGTCTGCTTCGTTGATGATGTGTTGCTCAACGGATATAGCGATATTGGAAGCCGTTGGAACTGCCGACGTGATGCTGGCTTTCTGCAATGCACCAAAATCAATATTGTCCTGCCCCTTTACTTGCGCCGGAAGGTTGCCGAATACGTCCGCTGCTTCTAAAGTTACTGGCGGTTTGAAAGTAAACGGATCATAATTAACGATGTCATATTTGCTGTCGTAAGGGTCGCTTGCTGCATCTTTGGCATGAAGGAATAACGGTCCCAGCGTATTGGAATCCGTTGCATTGCCAGCCACGTAATAAATGCCATTCCCCACTTCATTGATGGCACCGGCTGGTGCATTAAAACCGCCCGTTCCCTTACTGATAGTAACAACCACGTTCCCGGCTTTTCCCGTCAATCCTGTGATATGATCAACAGAACTTATCAGCATAAAATAGAGTGGATATATAGTATCGCTTTGTTTTCGCAGTCCTGAAAATAACATGGTCTAAAACCTCGATCCTGTTCTTAAAGACATGCCGCGTCTAAAACATAAGCTACTTCCCATCATCCAGACCGGCATGGGCAAATCGGCATCGTACATGCAATAAGGCGTTTGATAGAGTTGTGCGATTTCTTGTGTTGAGAGGGCGCGATTGTAGATGGAGACTGAAGAGATAAGGCCGTTGAAATAACGCTGACTACCCACCTCTTCGGACTCACAGCCAATATACATATTATTGTTAAGAGTGCTTACAAAGGTTCCGTCCCACGTAGAATCTATCCCTACAATTACACCATTTTTGTACACCGAAATTGTGTGCCTATTAACATCGAACGTTACCGCATAATTCTCCCAGGTATTCGGTGAGGCATAGGCAATGTCATAAAATTTATGATAAGACCCATCTGCTGGCCTCATGTAACCTTGCAAATGTCCACTTTCGACACGCAACTCACAACCATCGTCGTATATGTCATTTCCTATCAGATAGAAATAATGGTCTCCCGATGTCACTCCCCTATAAAAAAACCGAATCACAATGGTTCTCGCATTGAGTGGGGCAGGTGTGATTTTTACATGACTAACAACGCCATCAAATGCCAATGCACCACCACACCAGCCGGAGTTATAAGTGCCTGCGTTCATATTGGTCAAAGTACCGTTATTGCCGTTGCCAGATGAATCCAAAGCCAGATTGCCAGCGCCTTCATTAAATAACCACGAACCGACAAGACCCTTTGCAAGAGGATGATTCCTGTTTAAGGGCGTACCTAATCTCGGTTTCTGATATGGATGTCTAAAATTCATTCCCTAATCCTTCATTCTAATACGTATCAAAACTCTGCAAGTAAGCCGCGCAAATCATAGCGTCGCCAGCCGCATCAAACAGATGGTCGAATATCAAAGCGTAAGTCGCTCCGCCCGGAAGCCAGATATCCCACGCCGAACCAAGTGTGATAATCTCGTTATCGTTATGTGCGTACTTTGTCGACGTGGTGAATATCGCCGGTGTCGCCGCGCCTTTGGAAAGATTTATCCATTCCACACCGCCGTTGGGCGTCATCGCGCCGGACGTGACAGGAATAGTTACCATGCCCGTCAGGCAAAGAAGATTCTCCGCCGCAAATGCCGCGCCGCCTGCGCCGTCGTAAGCAATGGAGTTAACGCCTGCCGCGTAATTTGCAGCGTTATTAATCAATGCTTTGCCGATGGCGATTTGGTTCTGAGACCACCAAAGAAATGACATCGGATTTGCGCCGTCGTTATTAATTGTCCTGATAATTTTGGCGTATAAAGCGGCGTTGGTGGTCAATGCGGTAGAGCCGCCGCAAGCAATGGCTACTTTTAAATTCGCGCCAACTTTTACCCTTAAATCAAGATTATTGACGGTCTTGTATGATTCACCCTTAATGACCGCGTAAGGCGCTAATACGGTGACATTGTCTGTATATGCTGGCGCTCCCATTATTTGCCTCCTACGTCTGCCGTGTTGATACTGGAAAGAATAGTCGCGGCGATTGTCGTTTCGAGGTCTGCCGCAACTTTGGCATCGGCAAGTTTCTGCTTCCATGCGTCGCGCTGCGTGATTGCATTCTGGATAAATGCCGCCTTACTGCTGTCGTCCAGAGTTATCCGTTCGGACTGGGTGAAAGTGTCGGTCCCTTCTGTCCATGTTGCGCTAATCGTCCCAACATTGTTATCGCCTGCGTCTAAAATTACTTTAATGTCCCACATGGTAACTCCTTGTTTCGAGTATAATTCATTTTGGGATCCCATTCGGGATCCACAGACTCATTAATTTTTAAAAACTCCCGTCACGGAAAATGTAAACGATGTCCCGCCGACGGTGTAATAAATTCGCATATAATTGCCGAAGTTGCTTATCGCCTGCCGGTATTGTCCGGTTGCCGTGATCTGCGTTATGGCTGTGTGCGTGTACCAGGTAATATTGTCCGGTGAAGTCTGAATGGTAATATCCAGCGTGGAGACATTCCCCTCGGCGGTGACATCGATAAAAATCTGTCCTTCCTTGTAAGCGGAGACTTCAAATGTTGAAGTCTGCGAAGTTGCGGCGGTTTTTAGTCCGGAAGATAGAAAAGAAATGGTCCGCGTCTTATGATCTTCTGCCCAAACCGGAGAAATCAGGGTCGCGATAGCGATGAAAGCCGCCACGAAAACGGCAAAACCATGCCTGTTTTCAATTATACCCCCCTGTCCTGCCCGTTGGGACGTCCGGACCTGAAAAAGTTGCTTTAAAGGCCATTTAAACCGTTTTTCCATTTTTCAACCTCTTTTTCTGTCTAAAATCAGGTTTCCGCAGGCCACAAATCCGTTTTATGGCCTCTGGAAACCCGGCGGGCGGGATTGCCCGCCGGTTACTCTTTGCTATTTATCGAGTCGTCAGTAGCCAGGCACAGCGTTTGCGGGCACGAATATTTGTATTTTATAAGTTGTGGTCACATTTGCTGCGCTCCCCGGCAATCCGAATCCGATTACCTGCGGGTTATTCGGCGCGGATGTGGTTATTCCACCGGCTGTCGTATCGAGATATAATCTTCCACCGGGCGTCGCGTTGGACATACCGGCGATTATCCCGTCTGTAACGATTTCGACAATTGAACCCGATGCGCCGCCCTTGCCGATAGCGCCTACAGCCGGACGCAAAGTGGCATCATCGGCTTTGGCCTTGTAAATCTTATTATCCGATGCCTTGATGCAGACAACCTGCCCGACTGTCAGCGTCTCACCGGCAGTGCCGGAGAAACGGTCACTTTTTACC